TTGTATACATTTCTTTCAAGTAAATATTCTATCATATTATCTTCCCAGAGCGATCCACGTAACTTTTCCTTCTGTTAAAACAGTTGCTGTTGTTTGATCGCTCGTATATTTGTTGACAAAAATAGTTTGTTTTGTACCTTCTCCACGGTTTCCACTATATCTAACTTCAGATCCAGTTCCCACATGAATAAGTCTTACATAAATTTTTTCAATATCTTCAACCTGAGTACCAGTTGAAAGTGTCAAAGTTATTCCACCACTTACATTAGTTCTTTCTTTATAAGCCCATCCAGATACAGCAAGTTTATAATAAAATCTAACATTAAAAATCTCTGGTGCTGTATAATTATAATAAGCAACTGTTCCCGGTTCATCTTTACCACCACCAATTATATATGAAAAACTTCTCCAAGTTTCTCCACTAACTCTAAATTCAAGATTAACATTTCTTGTATTAGCAACTAATGTATATTCTGCACTGTTAAATGCACTGACCCAATCATTTCTTGATCCAGAACTTTGTGTTACGGTTTCTTCAATGATTACTGAATTAGCTCCATCTGAAAGTTCTAACTGACTCTGAGCTGTAAATCTCCATTGGTCTGTTGCATATTCTTCAAGATCAATCGCTTCAAGTCTAAAACTTTGAGATTGAGTTACATAATCTTTGTTATAAACAGGCATAATGTTAGGAAATAGAATTATACTTGGTTGTTCTTTAAAAATACCCGGTATATTTACAACAGTATCATTATTAGCAATACCAGTTTCAATTCTTGATATTGGATTATAAACTATGTGTTGTAAACCGTCCCAATATCTGAATACAAGCTCTCCGTCTGTAAGTTCGCAAAAATTCTGTCCATCAGGTCCACCATCTGGAGCTATAATAATACTTCCTTTATCTCCAGCAGTGTCTATCACAACATTTTGATCACCGAAAGTTGCACGACCACCTTCTCCAAGAACAATTTGTGATTCAGAATAAAGTACACTACCATCTAACTGAGTACCATCATCTGGATGTGACCAACTACCACCAGTAACAAAAACGCTTCCAGTAACTGATAGTTCTGAACTTGTACCATCCCAAGAGAAGTTAGGATCACTAAGACCACCCATTTTTATAATTTCATCATTGAGATCTATATAAACGCCTTCTGTTCCAGAAAGATTCTGACTCTGAAGTATACCAGCTTGTATAGTACCAAGATCGGCAGAAATAGCGGCAAGATTTCGTGTTGTGATCTGTTCAGCAATCACTTGGTCAACGAAGATAAGCTCATTGACTTCAACACTGTTAGAAACAAAGTAAATTCTTGCAAATATACCAGTGATTCTGTTTGGATACAACGCAGTGTTGATGTTTCCTACACCTGCATCTGCTGTCCAGTAATTAGTTTGAGCATCTGCTTGATTAGTTGCTTCTAACAATCTTCCGTCTGAATCCAATGTATGATCTGCTTCCGCTTTCAAATATGTCCAATTAGTGAGATCACTTGATATTGCTATATAACAATTAACAGATGCATTATTGAACCAGACATGAACTCTGTCTTGAAGTTGTTCTATCGGGAATTTGTACTGAATCCAACCACCACTGTTGTAAATGACACCATTTCCGGTATCAGTAACAGTGTTATATACTTCAGCCAATATCGTTGATGTAGTATCAAGACTATCACTCATGATTAATCTATCAGTTAATTCACCTTCAATAGATTCTTGTGGAAGATAAAGTGGTTCTCCAGAATCAGTGCTTGATATTGTACCAACTCCAAACTCATCGTATGGACGAATTCTTGCTCTGTAAGTTGTATCTGGATCTAATCCAGTTTCAATCCAATATGTTGTATTTACACTAACAGTGGCGACAACAGTTGTTGGTGGATTGCTTGTATCGAGAAGAACATCATATTTCAGAAGATCGTTGTCAGCAGGTACTATTGAAGACCAATCTATCTTAAGACCATTGAATAGTGGTGTTATCGTTGGTATTGAACCAGCCATAGTTGGAGCTGGATTACTAACTACCAGTGTCGCTGCGTTTGCCGATAACTGGTCGTAGATATCTCTTGCCCATACCTTAAACTTTAAAAATCTAGAAGGTATACTTAAATCATCAGTATTCATTCCAATTGTGTATATCCAGAAATTATCAGTTGTCCAAGCATATCTTAAATGAACATCGTCTATTGTTAATACTTCAATCTGATAATCTTTAATCTTAGTCAGAATAGAATCAAATGGTGCAGCACTCACTGGTATGACAGAAGTTCCATCATAAACTATTGGAGATGTTGTGTCAGTTGTTAATACAAGAGCATCCCATGTGATATTACAATCTTTTCCACTGAAAGTTGTTGAATCTGTACCAAGAGTGACTTGTAATCCAGTAATATCAGGTGGTACATCTGGATCAGCTAACACTTCAAAGTTTGATAGAGTCAACCAAGTAGAATTTAATCCCAAACCAACCGCATGAACTCTAAAGTTGTATATACCAGCAACCACAGGTTTGATATCAACCGATGGTGAAGATGAGATAAGTGTTTCATTGTCTGAGTATGATCCAGTTGATAATTTCCATTGTATCTCATATTCTTGAAATCTGGTATCTCTTGTATGAGTCCATGATAATATAACACCGAACTTCCTATCAGAAGCTGAAGATGATTCAGTATCTTCGTAAGTGTACTCTTCAGCATTAAGATTAGTTGGTGCAGTAATAGGTTTAGTAGCATCTGGCACTTTGCTTATTGGAGCTGGATCAAACTTCTGACCGTCTTCAACATAAGCATATTTATCTGGATCATGAAAAACAGCAGTGATCTCAAAGATGTTAGGCTCAACTTCCTGATTATTAACGACTCTAAATTGTCTTGGAGATAAATTTGATGCTGTAATAATCCAAACTGATCCATTTTGTGGTGTATCACTAAAAGGAGAACCAACTGTGATGCCAGTATGTTCATTTCCATCAGATGGTGTTGTTATTGCCTTCTCTTCTATTGAACCATCTGGAAGTGTAACAGCAATGGAATAAGTCTGTCCAACTTCAAGAATTATTCCATCATCAATAACCATTGCAACTCCAAATGGTACAGAACTTACAAGTCTTCCACCAGTTCTCTTGTTGGCGTAGTGTGGATCAAGAACTTCAATTATATCTCCCGGAAGTACATCAGCATGATCCCAAGAAGCACGATATGTCAGTGTTTCAGTTTGATACAGTGAAGTATATAATGCCCATTTTCCAAATCTATAAGCTTGACCCCTTGAAGTACATCCAAATGCAACTGTATCCAATGGACGATAACCATATCTTCTGATTCCTTCGTTATCATTGACAGTCTCAACAGTTAGTTTGTAATAATTGTCTGGATCATTCCAAGATACGTTGGCAACAGTATATCTGTCTTTGATTGATGAACCACGGTACATGAAATCACCATCAATGACATTGGCTGCTGTGACAAGCTTAACAGGATCGGCAGGTTTGTCTTGAGATAATGATGCTTTACCACCACCCCAATATGGCATAGCTCTGAAAGCAGATGCAAGTTGGTTTAGAACATTAATAGCATCTTGACGGTTCTGAATAACTCCATTGAATGTGAATCTAGGTTCTAAACCTCCCTCATTATTAGTAATCTGCTCATCGCAATACACACCTATGCTATATAATGAGATCTTGTCCACATAATCTGGATCTAAACCTAATCCATATCTGTTATCAGTTAGCAAATCAAAATATATCCAAGCTGGATTTGCAGAAAATGAATATTTAGTTAACTCTCCATCCCAAACTCCATCGTATGTACCACCCTGTCCATATTTACCGGCTGATTGAGTTGGAGTATAATTGGAAGGAAGCCAAATCTTTTTACCATACACTTCATAGAATCTTGATGGTACTCTTGAACCATATTCTTGAGCATTCAACTCAACATAACAAAGTGCTGAATCAGGATATATCAATCTTCTGTTGATTATCTGTGTATATGATGCCCAATATAATTCATTTTGAAGATTCGCTGTATCTGAATCTGCTGTCAATCTTGTAACACGAATAATCCAAGGGCCAGGACCATAGTTATCATCAAGCCTTGTTATTCTATAATCAAGTTGATATGCAGATGTACACTTCTCTTTATTCAAAGAAATAGTTTTTACTGGTAGAAATGATGCTGAATTTGAAGGTTTGATTGTTATTGACCAAGATAGATCAGTTTTAACAACATCACCAGTTGATGGTTTAACTTCTAACAATGCTGGAACGGTGAATGTAACAAGAACATCATCAGTATCAGTGTCAGTAATAACTCTCTCTATTGGTCCAGCAGTCTGTGTAACTTGAATATCAACAGATATAACACTTTCAGTTGCAGGATATTCTTTCTGTTGTATATGATCTGGTAATCCCGGTTGAAAATCTGTAATAGCACCTTGAAAGTTTTTATCATCAAGAGCGTCCTCAAGAACAGCTTCTTGAATAGGAATACCATCTAAATAAATGGAATGTTCACCATTAACTAAACCTTCAATTTCACCTTCACCAATAAGATCAATAAATCTGGCTATTGCTCTTGATTGAAGAGTATTTGGATCTTCTCTCGGCGCTCTGGGTTTGTCAGGTTTACTTTTTGCTCCACTTATTGATTTATAGTTTTTAGTCATTGATTAAGTATCCTCAACATCAAGGGCTGATGAAATTAGAGTTGAACCAACCATCATTTTCCCATATATGATTGGAATAGCTCCACCTTGTTCAACTGTATTTATCGGTCCGTCATATAAAAAACTAGGTCTGTCGTCTGGATTCTCTCTATCACCATATCCAACACCTTGCTGAGTTGGTGTCAACATTCCTAAAATACCAGTAGCAAAAAGAGCAAGACCAACATTAAACACCAAAGAAGATGATAGAAGTTTAAGACCAAAAGCACCAGCAGGTGGCACCCAATAAGATGCAACCATCAATGCAACTCCAAGAACTGCTGTTGCAATAGAACCAAACATTGATTTGGCACCAGCGATCTTTGGACATATGTGAAAATCTCCATTCTGAAATTCAAGAAATACCGTTTCATTATCTAAACCTTCACCTTTCTTGACATCTCCAACAACAACGATATATTCTTCTTCAGCTTTGATGTCCTTTCGGAATCCGGGAAAGTTTGCATCAAGTAGTCTAAGAGCTTCACCAATAGACTTCACAGCAAACTTAAACTTTTTTCCATACTTTTCTGCTAGATCTCCATAAAGAAAAATATTACGCTTCATTTGTTGTCTCCCACATAACGATAATATCCACGGATAAATTTTTTCCAACTTGTATGATTATCTCTTCTTGATAATCTTGTATATAAATGATGTAGAATTAATCCATTATCAAGAACGATTCCTGTATGATTAACTACATCAGCTAAAATCTGTGCTACAAAAACATCACCTTCTTGAATATCTTTTTCCTCAATCTCTTCAAATCCAGCTTCCTTATAGTTATCCATAATCATTGATGGTTCTCTTTCCCACCAAAGATTGTCTCTTGGAAAGATTGGAAGAGTGATTCCTTTTAATCTGTAGTAGTCACGAACTAGTCCATAACAATCATGAACTCCATGCACAAAAGACCTTCCAATAAGATCATAAGGTTCAAGTTGATCTCCAAAGAATATCATATTTTCATGAGAAGTGTCTCTTAAAAAGATAATTCCCCAAGGTACTTTACTTGCTATCTGTTGAAGCATATCCTTTTTGCTGACATGGTCATAGTTGTAATGGCTGTGCAGAATACATTCCAATCCATCAGCATATTTCAAATATTCTCTTGGATCTATCTCAAAAGTCATTATTTTTTCTTCTGAAATATTATCAACTGGTACAAATTTTCCTTTATGAATGAATCCACAACCCTCTTCTGGAACAAGCATCTTAAAATGGTTTAACGCTTTCCGTACCTCAATTGGATCAAATGGATGTTCTATCATAATTCTCCTTTCTTAAATTCTCAGTCGGCCAACTCCAGGAAATGCTCTTGTTGGCAGAAACTCAGGTGGAAATTCTGAAAATGTACCGGATTTCTTTCTGTACCACACATTTGGAGTTTCACCAGTATTCAACCAGAAGTCACCATCATCAGCAACAGGTTCAGCAGCAGCTATGTGAATAGTGTTTCCATTCTTAACTGCTATCGCATGAGCACGTCTTCCAGCAAATCTCATTTCACAATCTCGCAGTCGTTTACCACAAGAGTCATCTGCTGGATCTGTACTTCTATCACCCAATGTATCAAAATAATAAACATCATTTGCTGCATCGTTTCCATAAGGACATGTTTTAAGAGTGTTGACAAATTGAGCAAGATCAGAGTCATAATAACGATAAATATGACCACAGAAATCTCTGATAACTTGTCTCTTTGGAATCATAACACCTTCAAAGTCCATGTATGCTCCAAGTTCAAATTCAACTTCTCTTTTATTATGAGCTGTCTTCTGTCTTACTACATAAATATCCTGTGGAAACTCTGCTGCTGGATTTGCTTCTGACTCACCATCAAGATATTTTTTGAATGTTCTTCTTCTTGTTACTTTTGCTCCAATAAGATCATCATAACTAATGATATAAGGGGCCAGTGTCAGTAGTACATTTGAAATCTTAATTCTTGGTCTTGGTAGTGTACCTTCACCAGTAACTTCCCAACCCTCTGACTCCATCTGTATAGGCTGATAAGCTTGAGAGTTAAAAGATATAGTAGTAAAGTCATCATCAACAGCTTCTGTAAAGTATAGAGTCAAATCTAAACCTACTTCAGTCAAATCAAGCTCATATAGAAATATAATATCTCCAACTGCTGATTTCTGTACATCTGATGCGATGTCCGCTTGAAAGGTCATATTATTTCTCCGAATGAACATGCCAAAAAAGATGACATGCTTTACATATTACAACCATATTTTCTTTTGAATGATTGTTTGTATTTCCATCTTTGTGATGAACTAATAAAAAATTTTCAGATTTACATAAATAACAACAATCATGATATTTAACCATTGACCATCGTCCGTGTCTGAAGTTTGGGTTTTTCGTGAATAAAATTGATTTTCTCTGCTTTTCAATAGATTTTTTTGATCTTTTCCTTCCTTTCTTTGCTTCACTTATCTTTCTCTTTGTTTCTTCGCTTACATGATGCCCCATTAAACCTTTGCTTATTTCTGGTCTCTTTTTTCCCTTGAATGGTGATGGTGTTCCTTTTTTCATGAGATCCTCCTAACTTTTATCTTTTGTTCTCTGTTAGGAAGGTCGAAAACCTATTTAACTTAAATCAAAAACTTGATTGAAGGTTGCTGATATATTTTTTAATGAATTTCCCGGATGAGTCTCACTCCACTGTTTACAAATAAATTTCTTCTGTGTTGAACTTCCCGGAGGTGTCCAAGTAAATGACTCGTAACCACCTCTTGCTTCAAGAAATGAAATAATTTCAGCAGAGCTTGTTGAATCAAGAGCAGCCCATTCAACATTCCAAGTTTCAACTATCGTATTGATTCCATCTCCAGCACGAGTTGTATAACCGTCTCCGAATTGAGCCTCAAGCACACGAGTATTAACTGTATTTCTCGTTGCTCTTATTGGAGTTTTTGTAGTTGGTAAACTAGCCATTATCTCATCCCCATTGCCGGTCTATTAAGCATACCACCGGGCCTTGTTTCTTTTAAAATTGTCACTCTTGTCTGCTCTGTTATCATGCGTGTTATTGTTTCACCAAGATTTCTTTGATCTGCTTGAGTTGCACCACCAGCACCTTGTCCCGAAACTGTTACATTATTTACAACTGTTAAACCACCACCACCATTTGCCATTACTCTTCCAGCAGTGTTTGGTACGAATAATTCTGGACCTCTTTCACCGACCATGTATGGTTGTCCAGCATTTACTGAACCTCCACCGGCCCTTCCAAGAATTACTCCACCAAGTTTCTGAGCCATATCTCCAAAGAAACCACCCGGTGCTCCACCACCACCACCGAAATATGCAAGAACTTCTCTAAAAACAGCACTTGCAGCAAGTTTTGCAAGATCTGTCATCATAGATTTAATCATATCTGTAAATGCATCAGTAACCGATTTAGTACCTGAAACTATTTCTGAAAACATGTTTCCAAAAGCATCACCAAAATAAGATTTAACTGCTTCCCATCTTTCAAGCATTTCTTCTTCTCTTTTCTTAACTAATTCGTCAACTTTCTTCATAGCTTCTAACATCTGTCTTCCCTGAAATTCAGTATCAGTCATTCTTGTACGACCAGCTCTTCTGGCCATTTCTGCTCTTTCTATTTGCTCCATTCTTAGATTATGCTCTTGATTTGCAAGTTCAATTAATTCATAGAACCTTTCATATTCACCGAATTCTCTTGTTAGGTTTTCTCTTAGATTTCTGAATCTTTTTTCTTCTTCTAGTCTTCTGGCTTCTGTTAAATCACCTTCAAGTTCTAATACATTAATATGAAGTTCTTGCAATGCATCAATAAATTTTCTGTACTGTTCTTGATTTGATCTAACGGTTTTAATCATTTCTTTAAATTCTTGCTTCAGTTTCTTAAGAGCTTCTGCTTCTTTATCTAATGCAAGTGAATGATCATCTGTTATATCAACATTGTTACTAATTTCTTCATTCATTGCTATAAAATCTTCTGTTAAATCTTGAATTTCTTTTTTATTTTCTTGCATTCTTTCTGTAACAGTTTCAATATTACTTTGCCAAAGTTCAATCTTTTCATTTTGAATATCAATTAATTTATTCAATTCATCAAGCACATCTGTATCACCAGCTTTTATAAAATTTTGTCTAGCTGATATGTATTTATCTCTTAATTTTATAGCTTCTTGAAGGTGTTCGTTATATCTTGCAAGCCTTTCAGCATCATCTTTTGGTGGTTTATATTGTAGCATACCACCAACTCCTTCTGCTGCTTTTATACCTGCCCAAACAGCTAAGAATGGGCCAAGAATCCTCATTGCCCTTCCAACCCATTGAGTCAAAAATGGAAGCAATCCTATTAACAGTTTTCTTATATTGTCTACAAAGATTTGAAAAGCATTATGCATTTTTGAGATAGCTCTTATAATTGCTTGTGCTTTTGGAGGTAGTTTAGCAAATTCTTTCGTCATAAATTTAACTGCATCAGCATAATTTCCAATCTTTGTAGCATCTCCCATTATCTTCGTGTATTGTTGCCAAGTTTTAACAAAGAAACCTATAGCTTTAATAACTCCCCAAATAACCGCACCAAGATAAATTATTGTTTGAATAACTTTATTAAAAATTGTTGAAGCAAATGATAAAGCTGTTATAATTGCTCCTATTTTTATACCCCATTCTGTAAAGAACTTAATTATTGGTCTTAAAGCATTATACCATCCACCAGCATCATCAATTTTCTTAATTAACCAATCTAGACCAACAATTAATTCATCAATTATTATCATTGCTAAGTCAGAAAATATTTTTGAAAGCTTTGTAAATGTCTCAATGACCTTCGGATCATTCAATCTTTCAGTTATCATTTCAACAACATCTCTGAAAGATTCAAGAAGACCACCCTCTGCAACAGCGGCTTTAAATTTGAACCAAGCACTAAGCATTCTACCAATTGCAGCAGATGTAAGTTTTGCAGCTTCTTGTGCTCCCCTTCCAAACTCTTCACTTAACATTCTGGCAAAGTTTATCATTGAATCTGCATAAACTTGACCTTGTTCCATTGCTTTATCTAATTCTTCTTGTGACATACCAAGAGATTTAGCAAAGATAACATAAGCACCAGGAAGTTTTTCACCAATCTGTTCACGAAGCTCTTCAGCTTGAACTTTTCCTTTATTGAATACTTGTATAATACCTCTCATAACAAGGTGTGCTTGTTCACCAGATAATTGAAGTGCAGCAACTGCGTCAGTAACACCACGAAATACAGTTTGTAAATCATCTGCTGTATAACCAGATAATCTCATAACATTGGCCAACTGACCAAAATCTCGTATCTGTGTTTGAAATACAAGACCAAGCTCTTCGGCTCTGTCACTAACATATCCAATAGTTTTATTATAATCCAACCAACCTTGAATAGATGATTTGACAAAAGCACTCAACCTTTCCATCTCAATACCAGTTTCAATGATAGACTGAGTTACATTTTTGATAGCAACTGCTGAAATAATACCTGCAAGTGTCTTCCAATATCCACCCATTAATGTTGTTGATCTTTTCGTAGAACTCTCTGCTTTTCTAACACCATCCGTCAAAGCATTGGTGCTTTTTGATATCGCAGTATTGGCTTTTTTACTTTCTGCTTCAATTGCTTTTAATGCAGATAATATTCTTTTTGAAGCAGATTGTATCTTAGCAGAACCCTTATCATCTACCTCGAAAGTTACTTTGAGAACTCGTTGTGCCATGAGATTTTACCTCTTGATCAAACTTTTCATGTTTCTTTTGCAGAAAATGAACTAAGTAGTATTGGATTTTATATGCATATATTATTTTTTCTTGGACTCCTTCCCAATCAAATATGTTATTCAAAAATGATGAGTTGATTGAACCCATCCCATCAATTAATAAACCAGCGTATCTATCTATGATATCTACGACTTCAAAATTCTCTGGTAAAATTAAGACATAACCACATTTTACACAGTCTGGTTTTTTTCCTGAGAAAATAGATCTTGTATATAAACAATCCTCGCAACTTATTTCTCTTGCTGAGTCACCTCTCCACGCTGCGAGGTCTTGGAGTTTTTTAATTCTTTTTTCCCACCAACGACTTGATCTCTTAGTTTATTGCTTTCTTCCATAATAAAAGCAACAAGCTCTTGATCAAATTCATAAACCATTTTCTTTGTTTCTTCTGTGCATTTAATGGGATTTCCATCTTCGTCAACTATACCTTTCCAATCTGCAACCATTGTATTGAATATATCCCAAGCTTGTTGGAAAGATATGTTATCATCGGAGGGTAGTTTATTGAGGGCAAAAACAGACATTGGTTTGACAAGAACTTCAGTCTCATCATCCTCTGGAAATTTAATCCAAACGCCTTTAGTTGGTTTTACTGTATATTTTCTCATTATGGTGTCTCCTTTCCAAAATATTTATTTAATATTCTAGCTGTCGGGAGACCACATTTATCACAATTGGGGGGTATCCCACTTAACATAGATCTCGTTTCAACGCACTCTATACAAATCAATCCATCTCTTTTGACATACCAAACAAGAAACGCGAGTAAATCATATAGATTTGCATCTAAAAGACCTTTGATTAAGTCATTGGGTGACATTATTCTGTCATCCCGACGCTTTTTACGTTTAAGAGTCATTATACTGATCTCCTTTCGTTAACTTACGTTGTTGTTCTTGTTAAAGGACCGCTACCAGTTAATGACATTGAAAAACTCACGACTGAGTTATTATCGGCTGTAAAGTTGTAACTATCAATGTACATACCAGCTTCTGAATCTTCAACAAGATCACTTGAAAAGTAAGTTGTTGAATCAACCCAGAATGAAAGTGTTGATACAAGTGTACCAGCTTCTGCGGCTGTAACAAGCGTAGACTGTTGTGCATTATCAAGGTCTAAATAACCATTAACAGTTCCAGTCCATGATTGCATACCACGACAGAATTTCATCCACTCATCACCAAAAGATGTGATATCAATTGTATCATTGTTGATTGTGATATCCATAGATGTCATTCTTGCAACTACGGTCCCATCTAATTTAATTCGGGCATTTCTACCCAGTTTTACTGGACAAGCCATGCTTTTGTCCTCCTAATATATTTAATTCCAATCTTGGATGTATGAGACTTGAATCGTCAAATCAAACATGCATCTTTGATTGTCACTCCCACCGACAGTGATGACAATTTCTCCAAGCATTGTTTGACATGTATATGTCCAATCACTGCTCATTAGAAATTTCTCAACATCATCGGCAAAGTTGTATATGGATTCATATCCACTTAATCCATCAGTATCGGTATATCCATAAATTACAATGTTTAATATTCTGTAACGATTGTCATCCATGAATTCTTGATCTTTTTCATCTGAAAAAGCCCAATAACCGAGAGCTGGTCTTGCAGAGAAGTCATCAAAATTTACAATACCAAGAATAACTTCCATAATTGAAGTATTATAACCACGACCCGGTGTTAATTTTTCTTCAATGTCTGATTTAAATGCATCAATTATATCACTTCTTGCTGACATTATAAATTCCTCACTTCTCTATTTATTGAATTGTAAATGATATCAAACATTTTATCTAAATTTTTTACTATTGATGGTGTTATATAAGGTCTCGCTCTAAGATATACAAGTCTACTCGGTCCAGCATTACCACCAAGTTCATGAATTCTTGAATATATGATATCAGAACCAATCGCGCCTATTACTTTATTTCCTTGTCTTCTTACACTTGTATTAATTGAACTCCGAAGAGTACCTGTCAATGTTTTTAATTGATCAGGTTTTCCAAATGTCTGCTTTGCTGTCTTTTCAGCTAATAACATTGATCGTCTAACGCCAGTGAGTAATCCTCTTCTAGCAGCACTTGGATATCTTTCAAGTAATAGGCGCGATCTAAGTTGTAATTTAAAGTCAACTGAAAACATATTAATATACCCAATTATTTCTGTATTTACTTAAAACGATGCGAGTTGAATGTAGAAGATTCTTGCTCTCATATTGAACAGTTCCATCATCAAGCGTCTTTGATCTTACATCTACATCCCTTCTGTGTCTATATCTTCGGACAACTTCTTCAATACACGCATTTTCAAGATCATACGGTATTGCTGAATATCCAGCGTTATAAACGATTTTAATATTTTGATCTCCCAAAGAAAATAGATAGTCTTTATTAACTATGTATTTCTTATCAACGATTCTATAGCTTGATGAATCAACAAGATCATCTGTTGTAAAGTCCCATTCATCATCATCGTGTATACTTGTAATAGAATTTATTGGTACATTGTTGACAAATAGATATTTACTTCCCATTCCATCAAGGTATTCAGTATAATTCTTTGCTTTGAAAGCATTAACATTGCAATACGACTGAAATAACTCAGTAACACGATCAATTAAGTTCTCTATGAGATCATCGTCACTCTGTTTTGATCCAGTCATCCCATAATACTCTTTGACCGCATCAAGTGTTGTTAAAGCATTTGTTGAAACACTCATATTATTTCTCCTTAGTTACTACAGTGCCTTTGATTTCAAAGCAAGATCCACCGCAATGTGGACAAGGAGATTTCTTCTCCAGAACCCTCACTTGTCCACATTTGAGACATTTAAGTCTCATTTTCGGTTTCATCATATATTACACCTTAATTTGGCTGAACGCAGATGCAAATTTAGGCATACCATGATATCTCACAGTGCAACGGAACCTTGTTTGGTCATTCAGGAAACGACCATAAGGATCAACATCAAGAGAGATTAATCTCTTTCTTTCTGCGATGGCGTAATTTTGTAGATTACCAAAAATTACAACCGGAGATGTAGCAGTACTGTCTGTTGCGAATTCTTCAGGCAGCATTACTGGATATCCCCACAGAGATCCTAGAGGACCAGGACCCATTTGTGGATCATAAAGACCATTTCCACCTTCATCTTTCATTACACGTAGATAATGGAAGAATGTACGATGTGTATACCATTTGGCTCCAGCCAATTTATTTGCACTCAACTGAGCCATACAGTTTGATGTTACACGCCAATCTGAAAGACCAGCAACTGTATTTGTCAGTGTTTCTACAGAATTGATACCAGCAGCATTTGGAAGTGGAGTAAATACAGCAGCATCCACATCAAATACCTGATAATCAATGGCCAAACCAATTGCTTCTGCAAACTGGCTTGTCAGCATAGACACGATATCAAATTCTGAGTCCATTAACAGCTCATTAGAAGCTGTGCTGTATGCAGCATATTTCTTCGGTGTTAAGTTCAGCTCTGTGAATGTAGGATCAGATGCTCCAATAGCAGCAGCTTCATCCACCCATGCACCAGATACTTTTGCATCTTCTGCTGGCCAATGTACACTATCACTTCCAACTGAAATAACATGAGCATCTTGAAGAGCTACAGATTGTAGTCTTGCAAGCGCCAATAGGTCGGAAATATACTCATCAAATACAGTATAACCACCCTGAGCGGCTGTAGTCTCGTTCATGGCAGCTTTTCCATATTTTGCAGCGTCTTTTAGAAAATCAACGAACATTTTTGCAACCTGTTCTTTCTTTTCATTGTCTGCGATTGTTAGAACACGACCTTGTTTACGAAGATCATATCCTTTATACTCAAATGTTGCAGAAGTTTCTCTACCAGGAACTGGTACATTAACTTTCTGTGCAGGAGCTTTTTCAAGAGTTTCAATTTTATTCTTCAGCTCGGAATTTTCCTCTTTAATTTTGGCCAATTCCTCTCTGGAAGTTTCAACCTCTTTATCATACTCCTCTTTATTAATAAAACCCATTTCAACGAGTTTTTCCTTTAGTTCTGTTTGCTTATCCATTTTTATCACCTTCATTTAACTGATTTAACAACTCATCAACTAGGTCATCGGTAGTATCATCTTTAGGCTCATCGGCCTGATGTTCCTTGAATAACCAATCAAAAGGATCGTTGTCATCATCCTCTTGCATATATTTTCTGCCACAATGGGGGCAGCTTTCTTCTTTATTACTAATTTGTTCTCTATCCGACACCTTATCTCGGGACTCTTCTTGAACTTCCTCTCCATCAGAAACCGATTTATCTGTTTTTTCTTCAATTTCTTCAGGAATTTCCTCTGTTTTAAGCTCAGAAAGGTATAATTCTATCTCTTTTAGCTCAGCATCATCAATAATTTCATCTTGAAGCGCTTTTTGAATAGATTTAGATTGAACCAATGACATCGGATTGCTTGGTACTGGAACAACACTGACTTCAAGAAGTGTTGTATTATTGAACTTGAATCCACCAGTCTTCTCGTTTGGTTCAGCCTTTTCCCAATCCGGTGAAAAACCAATACTCAGAGCATTTAAATAATTGCCCTTCATTAGTTTATAGACTGAATCTCCAAGTGAACTTATTTCTGGTTCGGGAAATTTGAGTTTGAACATTAATTTCTTATCTTCTTTCCAAACCCTTTCTGCTCTAGCAATGGGAAGAGAATTGTAATCATGTGCAAACAACACAACTGGATTCTTTTTGAATTCGTTGATATTAATTCCTTCTGTAGGTGTTTTACCAACTACAACGATATCTCCATCACGATCAACCATCTCTTTAGATCCAATTGCAACGATCTCTCTTTTTTCCTCATCTGAAGCTTTAAATTCAAAAGATGATTTGTATATTTTATTTTTCTTCATACTATTAGTCTCCTTATTTTGCTCCCAAACGCTATTGCAAAACGCAAATCGCTGATCTGTCTCTGGAAAATCATTTACAGCCTCATCATCCGACATACATCTGTCAATAAAGTCATCTCTTGATTCTCCTGAATTTGGGCTTGGCATTTTATAAGTCCTCCTCTTGTTCTGCATAAATTAATGTACAACGACAATTAACTGAAGCTTGACCGGGATATTTTTCACCATTTCCAAAACTTGCTGTTATTGGAATTGGACCCTGTCTTGAATTAGAACGATGTGAATCACGAACTCTTTCATCTTTTGCAGTCAACCATTTCTTGTATCTTACACCTTCTTCCTCATATATAGTCATTTGAGATAGATTGAGTGCAGATGTAACTTCAGTTCTTGCAATAATCGTTGCTCTTGAATTTACCTTATTATATGTACTCTTAATTCTTTTAATTATATCTTGAATGGATTCTCCATTATTGATACCATCAAATATCTCTTTGCGAAGTTGTTTGAACACCGTATCATTAACTGTTTTAAACACACCCATTCTAGTTGCTATAACAGATCTGTTAAGAATTACTTCTCTATCAACTCCTAAAGCGTTATAAGCCATATTCTGTCCTTCTTCTACTATATTGGCAACATAAGGAGTCATTGCTTTGATGAATCTCTCATCTTCTTCTGATTGAATATTAATTAACTCTTGAAGTTCTACTGGATTATCTTCTACTGCTTTCTCTTCATTAATAAGCTTCAATACTTTACTTCTCTGGTTGAAGAAGAAACCTTTTACTTTCTTAGCTAATTGCTTCTCTAACTGACCATGCTTTCTATTAAATAACTCAAGTGTTCTTCCTTCAACAGGCTCTGATTGCTTTACTTCTTTTTTAACTGGTTTGAAACTTCTCTCTGCTTGTCCCGGTTCTAATGTCTGAACATCATTATCTGATCTTGCACCATCTTCATAAATATCAACAGAAGCTGGAACTAAGTTCAGAGGTACATATTTATCATTACCAAGTTCAAGATCTTCTTCAAATCCAAGGTCAAATCTCTCATTCAACTCATTTCTTGAGAAACCCATTTGAAATAGATCTTTAGCCGCTTTAACATCATCAGCAAACTCTTTTTGAAGTTCATCAACTTTTCTAAAGTCAAATCTACAGTATCTTCCCGGATAGAACCTTGGAAAGAAATCAGCATTCAGTTTAGCCTGTACTCTTAACAACTGAGGTTTCATAGTCTCTTGCCAGAATATTCTAATTTGTGTTTCAGCAGTTGCTCTATTGATACCTTCAGTAAAACCAGCCATAACTTTAGGGACACCAAAAACTGATAAAATAACATCTCTTGTGAACTGTCTTGAATCAATGAAATCCATTTCTTGTTGTGACAGACCTATGGTATCAAAACTCATACCACCTCTTAGAACTGCTGTTTTATGAGCTTTCACTGCACCTGCATGTTTCTGATCCCACATACGAGCAATCTTACGAAGCTCTTCTATTGAAGTATCATCTTCTTCTGGAGTCTTTAGAATAACAGAAGGTACAGCTCCATTACGGAAGAACACTTCTTGATATTGAGATGCTTTATAATCAGTATTTGCATCAATACTAATGGCATCCAGAGAAGAGAGACCACGATAAGGATTGTATGGATTATTATTCTTGAATTGAATTATATCATCTTTTTTCAATTCAAGTGGCTCTTTACCTTTATATATCCATGCTCTAATAGTATTATCAGCATTGAGATCTATTTCCATTATTCTTGGATCTAAAACAATTATTTCAGCAGGTGCTCGTCTCGTACCCATCCTTTGACCAACACTTTCAACGAAATACCAGAATGCTTCTCCATATAATGTAAAAAACAGACTTGTTGCAGACCAAAGATCATAAGATGACATATTTTCATTAGGTCTTCTAAAAATATCATATTCTGGTGAAGTTGGAGGAAGTGGATCATTTGTATTGGCACTGTATATAACCAAAGGAGCAGCAGGAAAGTTCTGTGAGATAATATTCACACATTTATTGACAATATAAGAGTTTTTAGCAGGTTCTTGTAAAGGACCACCCTTATTAGTGATTAAATACTGCTCTTGGTTCTTCAACCACTGAGAATTGTAATCTTTTGGAATTTGCGAATTGCGAAAGCTTCTTATAATTTTGAATGTTTTAATTAAATCATTGATTATAGTCATAGTAGTTTATCCCTATAGAAATAAAATTTCTGGTTTAACTTTTTTTCTCTGGCAAAATGTCATAACAAAAGCATCTGCTTTGTCTGGTGAACCTATTCCTGGATTTCTTTTCTTGTATTCAGGTTTAGGTTCAACGAAGAATTTACCAGAAGAATGTGGTTTTGATCTAACTGTAGTGAGTTGCTCAATCAGTTCAAGATCTTTAGGAATCTCTGGTTCCTCATCTCTAAACCAATCTCTAGCGTTCGCCCACCACTCAGCTTTTTGATTAGCGTGAAACTTTGGATTTGAAGCTTTCTCATGTGCAATAGCTGGATGCACTGGCAATTTCAACTCTCTTAATCTGTCATATGCTCCTTTACCAAGTGATACAGAGTCCACGAAAATTTTTTTCGGACGGTATTCTTTATGGCAAGTCTGATATTCCTTAACTATACGACCTACCAGCTTCATTGAATCGGCTTCTTTCCACACTTTTATATCCTTGAATACATGTGGCCCCTGTCTTTTTATTAATATTGAACTGTCACCGCCACTTGTAGCAACATCAACACCCCAATATATCTCTCCATCAGGACTCTTAGTTCTCTCACTGGCCTCATTAACAAGATCCCACGGAATAATAGAATCATCTTCACGAGTGGGAAACTCACCAAGTACCTCAATTCTATAGGTATTTGACTCTTTACCATACATTCTTTCCCAAGCACGAATAGACTCTCTTGTAACAAACTTTGAATTTAAGGCACTCATGGTTATCTGTTTATAGATTTCACCATTAGATGGTCTAAAACTCTCAAAGAAGAATCCTGATAATCTTCTTGGATTAGACAACATTATCAAATAGTTCTCTTCTTCAGTCAAAGAACCGAATATCGCTCTAAATATAGCGTCATCAACACCAGAGGCTTCATCTATAAGATACATCATGTTCTCAGAGTGTGATCCAGCCATAGCCTCTGGATTCTCTTTCTTGGATGTCCTCTGAATACAAAACCATGTAGAAGGAAACGATTTATGTTTAATCTGTGTAGCCTGAACCTCAAAATCATCCTTGAACAACGGATGCATGTCCTGATGTAATACAGCAATCGTTGGCCATATAGCTCCAGCTATAGTACCACCCGATGCTGCTGTAACAAAGAGCTGTGCATTGTATCTCGTACACAGAAACCACCATATAGCTATACCAGCACACCAAGTTTTACCAGCACCACGACCAGACTTAATAGTGAGCTTCTTATTTGTAACCAATGAGTTCAGGACTTCAGTCTGTTGTTTATCAGGATATACATTCAATATCTGTTGAGCAAACAACACAGGATTTCTATAATACAACAACATCAACTCAACCAACTCATCCTGTACATTATCAGATGGCTGTAACTGTGTCTCTATTGCTCTAATAGGCTGATTAGTCAATGTCGGTGATAACATCCGCTCCTCCATTTATGACTTTCAACCTACTCTTATTCTCATTGATAAGTTTAGCTATTCTATGCATCTTAGTATCTATGGTCATATCCACCTGTTGATCAACATGCAATGTATCAGATGGTTTTCCAAACATATAATGCAAAGCCAACTCCAATGCTTTAAATCGTATATGAGCGGGATATTTCTCTTTTCTATAAGTTGTATTAGGATGCTCCTTCAACCACTCTTCATAATCATAGTTGATAATCTCGTGTAATTTCTTAACAAGAGCAAAACCATCAGCACCAAACCTCTTTCTAAGCTGATTCTTGAGATCTTTCTGTAATTTAGCTTTACCATCACGATTTAAATTAGATCCTTTAACCAACCTACCAGTTTCAGTTTCTCTGGCCACACCATTGGGATACAGAGTATATTTAGATGGATCTTTCAACACTATCTCTTTAGTTGTCTCGCTCAACTCTGCTAAATACTGTTCAGAAAGCTTATCTTCTGAAGTAGTCATCATCATCCTCCTCATTACTAACACCTAAATCCAATGGTACACCACATCTTGGACAGAACAACTGTGTTTTAGATATATGAAACTCTTTCTTACATTCAACACACCATCTCGGATAAGAACCCTTGATTCTTTTCTCTTTTTCTTGCTTTTCATATTTCTCTAATAGGTCTTCCACTGAAAACCCCACATCCTCTATAACTGGATTGTTATCCTCTGCTGTTTCCCATAATAGTATACCATTAGTCTCTATTGAGTTATGTTTATCTATATTGTTCATGATACGCTCTCCTTCATTCTTTTGTTCTCTGAATGTTAAACTGTTGGGACTTTCCTTAGTATTTTATTAGGAAGAAATATATAAACTCAAACTTTAGAGAGGTATAATATAAAATGAAAAAAATTTTAATTCAGATTTATATAGACGATGAACTAAGAGATTTTATAAAAGAGGCTGCCCGCGTTAATGATCGTAGTCTGAGTTCTTATATTAGGACTGTTATGAAAACGAGAGCCGAGAGGGATCTTGGGAAAGAGTTTAAGAAATAATATTGAGTATTCTATTCTAAATGAGGTCTAATAAGATAGTTATCTTGGAACTCTAATAAGATTTTGATCATGGAACTCTAATAAGATAGTTATCATGGAACTGGTCCGTCAGTTAACATGGAGCAGGGCCTCAAACCTATTTCAATCATGGATTCATAATGACAGTTGTTAGAATGATAATGTGGGGGAAGGGCCTTTTATAAAAATACACAAAAAAATTTTTTGTAATTGATGTTTTATGAAAATCGAAAATTCTATTCACACGATTGATATATAGACAGGCCCACTTCCCGAGATTGCCCGATGGCCCCTATCCCCCCTTGAATGGCCCACAATATGAGTTACATTCCTGATTACATGCTTGGATTTCTACTCCAGTATGTTTTCTTTGTTATGTTTCCATGTCTCCTTATGTTTAATGGACACAGAACTAGGAGACATTCCAGTTTACAATATGCATCATTGACCATCAAAGGTTAAAGGTGTATGGCATATCGCATAGGGCATGGGGTGTGGGACATGTTTAATTGAAGATGTAATGCGGAAGGTATATGGCATAGTGCATAGGGGATAGTAATAGGGGAGTGGAGTGGGGGAATGAAGAGACGAGTCTGGAAACTGTTTCTGGTTTTGTTTCCCGGGAATGTGGGCATGCAATAATAGAAGAATAGAAGAGTAGAAGAATTCTTCTGTTCTTCTGTTCTTCTACAATCTCTTGTGATTCTGATAACATACATAATAATCTGGCCCATCCCCCATTCTGTCCCGGCACAACTTTACCTCACAATCTTAGACTATGATTAAGAAAATACACCCAACATACAATCCGAGTTAATCCCCTATCATTACCACAGTTTATCCCGATTTCCAATCCACTCCCCAATCTTCCTAGGCCACTGGGATTAAGTCCCATTTCTAATACCATATGTAAAACCTATACCCCTATGGCTTGGCCCTGCTCCACAGAATCTAACGGACCAGATCTTAGTTAATTTCCCAGTTTAAATTCGGGACTTTTTTATTTTTACCTCTAACAAACATATACTATAAAAAATCTAGACTTAATCTAGGGAGGAATTAAAATGGCAAACTTAACAACTAAAGAAGTAAGACACATTAAATCTATGGAGAACTATGATGGAATCTATACCTGTCATAACTGTAACGGTAAAGTTGTACAACAATTTCGTATTGAAGCACTGGCTAAGAGTATGGTTGAAGATGAACACAGATATGAGTTTATGTGTGAAGCATGTGAGAACTGTGCATACTATGGAGTAGAGTGTGAAGGTGAAGACTATACCTGTGATGATGTTTTGGATAAAATATCTGAAGCTTCTGAGGAAATGATGGAACTATACATGGATGCTGCCAAAGAAGAAATAGGTGTATGTTCTGTATGTAATGGTACTGGTGTTGTAGATTTCGTTACTCATTGTATGAAGAAAGCTGCTTAAAGAGGAGGAATTAAAAATGGAATACAAAGTTTATACTGTTTATACTTCTAATGAAAGACCGGACTGTAATGGTAACTTTACTTGTAGGTCTTGTATGGGTTCTGGTGTGGATGATAGTAAGGTGATACCTGTTGCTTTGGTACTTGCTGGTGAATCTTGCCCGGAAGGTGAGTATGTAACACAATGGTCTGCTGAAAGATATAAAGAATTTATAGAGGAAGCGGAAAAGAAAAAAGAATGTGCTTGTCCGAAATGTGATGGTACTGGAAGTGTGGATTTCTTTAGACATGCTATGAGGGGAGATTAATCTTATGTATACTTGTTGGAAATGTAATGGTACTGGTCTTGAGACTACTGAGGCTACTGGTCATATGGTTAATGGTAGGTTCGTTGTGGATGAAATTAATGAACAGGAAATATTTATCCCGAAGGAATTGATGTTGAAATATAAACTGTTCTATGAGTGTGAGCATTGTTGTGGTACAGGTGAGGTTGATTTTGTATCTTATGCTAATGGTCAACCGGTTAAGAACTCATCTTATGTTGAAGATTTTAGAGATGAGGAGGATCTTGATGATGTTATTATGTTTTTGGCTATTCATGGTGAGGATGCTGTTCCGGAGCATATTAGAACTATGAACAATAGAGAGCATAGATGGACTGCTATTAATAAATTTGTTAAGTCTGTATTGAAGTCCACGATGTTAGGTCGGCATGGATATAACTTTGAAGTTATTAATGATGTAGATGATCTGTCTGTTTATCTTAATATCAGTGGTGCTATGGCTCATTATGTAAAAGAGAAGGAGCTTTATAAATGACCCAATGGTTTGAGGATACTGACATACAATACAGGAGGATGTTATCTTACTATTCTAAAAGAAATAAAACCTCGTGTGCGTTGAATCAGTGTGCTTGTGGATGTGGTATGTACACTGTTAGAAACAATAAATATGTCAATGGTCATAACGCTAGAAAGAAGAAATGGTTTCCTAAAAAAGAGCTTCGATGTCAATGTGGTTGTGATCAAGTGATACCTTGGAAGAGACAACATCATTCTGGATATCCAAAGTATTTAGATGGTCATCATGTCCGTCTTAATAATCCAATGCACAGGAAAGATGTTAAAGCTAAAGTGAGTATTAAATTAAAGCGTAAATGGAGAAATCCCGAGTATAGACAACACCAGTCCGATATACACACTGGATATGTAATGCCCTTCGAACAGAGAAAGAAAATATCGTTGTCTAATACTGGGAAAGTGTTTAGTGAAGAGCATAGATTAAAGATTTCAGCTAACATGAGTGGTATGCGTAATCATCAGTGGAAAGCTGATAAGGATAGATCTATTCAAGAGTATTGTACATCATGGAAGTTTATAGGGGCCGAAGTGATTAAAGAATACGGGTCTGTGTGTAATAACCCGTACTGTGTTGGTAAATCTGATATAATAGTTCCTCATCATATAGACGGTGATAAAACTAACTGTCATTGGTCTAACTTGATACCGGTCTGTAATTCTTGTAATCAGAAGGCCCATAATGGTATTATACCTCTTAATTATAAATATCTGAAAAGATTGTTTAAGAGAATAAAGAAGTATGGTTGGAATCCGGTATTGATGTTTGAGTAAAGTCCCTCCGGTGTCAATACCTCTCCGATCTCAAGGTCCCTTCGATCTCAATACCTCTCCGATCTTTAGATTGGATAAAATAAATAAAAAAGCAAAGGAGAAAGCAAAAATGTCTGGAAAAAAAGAAGTTATGTTTACAGTAATGATGAGTGTGGAGTTTTATAATAGAATGAAGGATATTGCCTCGTTATTTGGTATAAGTATGTCTCAGATGGCAAGAGACGCTATTGAGGCTGATATGGATGTTAGAGAGGCTGATTTGTCTTCTAAGATTAATCAAGCTAAAAAAGATTATCAGAAAGTGGATAAATCGTTTATGGATGCTTTTATTGATATTGTTTCAGATAGAGTTTCCCAAAGAATGAATAATTCCAATGAGGAACCTAAATTATAATAAAGTGGCTCAGAACCGCGAACAAAATAAAGAGTCGGATTGATCACCGACTTGTCATTTAATACTCCTTTTATGAACGGTGGGGATGATTAATTTCGTCCCCTAACCGCTCATAAGGGAAATATCATAAAATATCATAAATCATAAAAGGAGACCTACCAAATGTATTTAAAATCCAAAGAACCATGTAAAAAATGTATAGTGGGGCCTATTTGTCGCACTGAATGTCATGAGTATTTCAAATATGAGGAGAATATTGCTATTAGACAACAATTCTACTCAATTTTGAATCCATTAAAAGAGGCTACAGAACATATAATTGATATATCACAGGAGGTAAAAGGCAATGGAAGATAAAATTATCAAATCTT